TCTACCAGGCGTTCGCCGATGGTGAAAGCGGCGCGGGCCGCGCCACCTACCGCATCAGCTGGAACGAGAAGAAGGCGCCCCACGGCCACCTCGTCGAGTTCGGCTACCTGCAGCGCTACGAAATCGCCCGCGACGCCCGCGGCCGCATGTTCCCGATGGTGCGCCCCGAGATGCAGGGCCAGCCCAAGCCCAAGCGCAGCGCGTCGCAGGCGGTCAAAGACGCCTACTACATGCCTCGCAAGGGCGGCCCGCTGCAGATCCCCGGCAAGGCCTTCCTCCGCAGCGCCTGGTCCCGCGCCCCGCAGGCCCAGGCGGCCATGGCCGAGCGCTTCTTCGCCGAGCTGCAGAAAAAGGGGCTGCTCAAGTGAGCATGGAATCCGACCTCGTCGCCGTGCTCGTCACCGCCTGCCCGCGCGTCTACCCCGACGTCGCGCCGCAGGGCGCGGCCGTGCCCTACATCACGTACCAGCACATCGGCGGCCAGCCGCTGCGCTACGTGAACAACGCCGCGGCCGACAAGCGCCACAGCATGGTCCAGGTCAACACCTGGGCTGCCACGCGCGCCGAGGCGCTCGCCCTGTGCCGTGCCATCGAAGACGCGCTGTGCGCCGCCTCGGCCTTCACCGCGCGCCCCGACAGCGAGCCCATCGGCGACGTCGACGACGACACCGACCGCCGCGGCTGCCTGCAGGACTTCTCCATCTGGAGCGCCCGCTGACCTGACCGCTTGACCTGACGCCCCCAATCAGCCCGCCCGGCACCTCCGCCGCGGCGGGCTTTTCTTTGCCCGATGAGGGCATCACCCCGGCCCGCCGCGCATCCCGCCCGGCGGGCTTTTCACTTCTGAAAGGCCCCTCACCATGGCTCAAGTACCTACCGGCACCACCGTCGCAGTCGCAACTGCGTTCGGCTCAGCCCTTCCCACCTCTAGCGCCTCCAACGCCGCCGAGTGCGTCCTGGGCATGGCCAGCACCACCGGCCTGTCCAACGGCGACTTCGTCGAAGTCACCAGCGGCTGGGGCCGGCTCAACAAGCGCCTGGCGCGCGTCAAGTCGCTGTCCGCCAACGTCAGCATCACGCTGGAGAGCATCGACACCAGCAACACCACCTTCTTCCCCGCCGGCACCGGCGCGGGCTCGGTGCGCAAGGTGTCCACCTGGCAGACCATCGACATGATCACCGCCATCTCCAGCTCCGGCGGCGACCCCATCACGGTCAACTACAAGTACATGGACTCCGACGTTCGCTACGGCAAGAACGACGGCTTCAACGCTTCGTCCTACCAGCTCACGCTGGACGCCGACGCCATCGGCGGCGCCGGCTACGCCGCGCTCAAGTCCCTGACCGACGTGCAGACCGATACCGCGCTGCGCATCACCACCCGCTCGGGCCAGGTCAACCTGATCCCCGGCACCGTGGCGCTGAACGAAGCCGTGCAGTTCAACGACGGCCAGATCAACACCGTGGTCTGCGCCTTCAACGGCACGAACCGCCTCACGCGCTACGCCAGCTGATCCCCGCGCCTGACGGCGCAACTCCATGCCACGGCCCGGCCGGGTTCTCCTCTTCGCGGGGGAGGCCTGGCTGGGCACGGGCTTTTCTCCACCCGCGAAAGACCCCATCACCATGGCCAAGATCACCCTGGGCAAGCCGCCCAAGACCTACGCACCCGTCACCGTCAAGTTCAAGCTGCCGAGCGGCGAGGATGGCGAGATCGAGTGCGTGTTCCGCTACCGCACGCGCAAGCAGTTCGGCGAGTTCCTGGCCGCCACCTTCGGCGCTACGGACGCTGGCGGCCCGTCCGCCACGCTGGCCGACATCATGGCCGCCTCGGTCGACCGCAACGGCGCCTACCTGGCCGACGTGCTGGACAGCTGGAACCTCGAAGACAAGCTCACCCCGCAGGCGGCGGCCCAGTTGGCCGACGAACTGCCCGCGGCGGCCGCCGCCATCATGGAGGCCTACAGCCGCGCCGTCAGCGAGGGCCGGCTGGGAAACTGACCACGGCCGCCCGGGCCGCCTACTTCCGCGAGAAGCCGGGCGGCCTGTTTAGTGCGGCCGACTACGGCTACGACCACGTCGAGATCTGGCCCGAGAACGAGCTGCCCTGGCGGCTGTTCAACGACCTCTCCACCCAATGGCGCGTCGGCCTCGGCGGCGCCACCGGCCTGGACTACACGCCCCTCCTGCACCTGCTCGACCGCGAGCAGCTCAGCGCCGATGACTGGCGCGAAACCTTCGACGCCGTCCGCGCCCTCGAAGCCGCCGCAATCGACCAGATGCGCCAGAACACCGCTGACTGAAAGCCCACCATCACCATGACCGAGAACACGCGCGAGGTACAGCTCAAGAGCAGCTTCGATGCCACCGGCGTGCGCACGGGCGTGGAGCAGGCGAAGACCGCCATCCAGGATCTTGGCAAGACGGCGGAGCGCGAAGGCGCCAAGGCCGGCGCTGGCCTGGCCAAGGCCGGGGAGGGCCTGCAGAAGTCCGCGGCCGACGCCGAGCGCGCCGTTGGCCGCTACGAGGCGCAGCTGCGCCGCCTCACCGCCGAGACGCAAGCCGCGGCCGATGGCACCGGCAAGGCCGGCGCCGTGCTCAACAAGGCCATCGCCGATGGCGTCGACGTCACGCGCCTGGAGCCCAGCCTCGCCAAGCTCCGCCAGGCCGAGGCGGCCGCCACTGCCGCCGCGCAGCGCTCGCTTTCCAGCGTTGGCGTCTCGGCCGCGCAGACGGCCGCTGCGCTGCGCCAGGTGCCGGCGCAGTTCACCGACATCATCACCAGCATCTCGGCCGGCCAGTCGCCCATCACGGTGCTGCTGCAACAGGGCGGCCAACTCAAGGACGCCTTCGGTGGCGCTGGCGCGGCCGCGCGTGCCCTCGGCGGCTACGTGCTCGGACTCATCAACCCCTTCACGGTTGCCGCGGTCGCGGTGGGCGCGCTCGCGCTGGCCTACGAGCGCGGCGACGCCGAGAGCCGCGAGTTCCAGCGAACCCTCATCCTCACGGGCAACGCCGCCGGCACTACGGCGGATCGGCTCAGCCAGGTCTCCGCCGAGATCGCCAAGGGCGGCATCACGCGTGGCGGTGCGGCCGAGGCGCTGAACCAGCTAGCGGCCACCGGCAAGGTCGGTGCCGAGAACCTCGGCCGCTTCGCCGCGGCGGCCATCGAGCTGCAGCGCGCTGGCGGGCCGGCCATCGACGACACGGCCAAGGCCTTCGCCGAGCTGGGCCGCGCGCCGCTGCAGGCCGCGCTCAAGCTCAACGAGAGCACCAACTTCCTCACCGCGGCGCTCTATGAGCAGATCAAGGCGCTGGAAGAGCAGGGGCGCAGCACCGAGGCCGCGCGCGTGGCACAGCAGGGCTTCTCTGCGGCCATGGAGCAGCGCATCCCACAGCTGGCGGCGAACCTCGGGCTGCTGGAACGCGCGTGGCGCGGCATTAAGGACGCCATCGCCGGCGCGGCCGACGAGCTGTTGAACGTCGGCCGCAAGTCCAACATCTCCGAGCTGCAGAACCAGCTCAAGAACGCCGAGATCGCGGCCAAGGAGGCCGGTCCTGCGGGGTTGGTGGCCATCCTTGCCGAGCGCAAGGTGCGTGCCCTGCGCGACCAGGTCGATGCGGCCCAGGAGGTCGAGCGTCTGGCGCGGCGCTCGGCCGAGGCTGACGCCGCTCGCCTTCGCCAAGTGACCGCCATCGGGGAGTTTGACAAGCTCGCGGAGCAGAGCCTCGACAAGCAGGTCAAGCTCAAGCAGGAGATCGCCCGCATCGAGAACCTCGGACGAGATGCGGGCAAGAGTCGCGCCGAGATCGAGGCGCAGATCGCCGCGGCGCGCGACCGCTTCAAGGATGACGCGGCCGCTGAGCTGGCGAGCCAGCGCTCTCGGCTGCTCGCTGCCGATGCCTACCTTACCAAGCTCAAGGAGATCCGCGAGACCGGCCGCTTCGAGCAGCTTGACGATGCCAGGCAGACCGAGGGCCAGAAGCGTGTCATCGAGCTGCAGGAGCAGCTCAAGGGCAGCATCGGCGAGGTGACGCGTGCCCGTCTGCAGGACCAACTCGCCGTCGCCCAGCAGCAGGCTGCTCGCGAGGTGGCCATCCGCGACCTGGAGCGGCAGATCGGCGGCCAGAAGCGGGCGGCCGCTGAGTATGACAACCTGGTCGAAGCCGCTGGCAAGTCGGCGGACGCCATCCTGCAGCAGGCGAAGCAGCAGGAGGTGGCCAACGCGATGCTAGGCAACGCCAAGATCGCAGTGGCCGAGCTCACGCTCGCCGAGCTGCAGCACCAGCAGGCCGAGCTCGAAAACACCGCGCAGACGACGCCCGCCTATCTCGCCGCGCTGCAGGCCAAGATCGACGCCCAGCAGCGCTTCGTCGCCGCGCTCAAGGCCGCCGACTTCAAGGCCCTGAACGACGGCCTGGCCGAATGGATGCGCAGCGCCAGCGAGCAGGACCAGCTCTTCCGCGAGGAGCAGCGCCTGGTCGGCCTGTCGCGCCTGGAGCGCGAGAAGATCGTCGCGGCTCGCCAGGTCGAGCTCAAGCTGGCCAAGGAGCTCGCCGAGATCGACCGCGCCAGCATCGATGACGACAAGAAGGACGAGCTGCGCACCAAGGCCCGTGCCGCCGCGCAGAAGGAAGCTAGCGCCGCCGTCAACAAGGTCATGCGCGACGACATCGCGCGCACGTCCGACGAGATCCAGCGCAGCCTCACCGACGCCCTGCTGCGTGGCTTCGAGAGCGGTAAGGGCTTCGCGCAAAACCTGCGCGACACGGTCGAGAACATGTTCAAGACGCTCGTGCTGCGGCCGGTGCTGCAGCCCATCATGGGCAGCGTGGCCAACACGCTCGCCAAGTGGCTTGGCGGCGGTTCCAGTGGCGGCGGTGTGGGAGGGCTTGGCGGTCTCAGCACGTTGGTCGGCGGCCTCGGCTCGATGCTCAACTCCAGCTGGCTTTCTGCCTTCGGAACCGGCATGGGCCTGACTGGCAGCCAGGCCGCCACCGCGTCTGCGGCCTATGCGCAGGCCGGTATGGCTGGCACCGGCTCCGCGCTGAGTCTCGGCTCCAGCGCCGCCTCGTTCGGTCCCTACGCGGCGTTGATCGCCATGGCCATGGGTGCGGCCGACAAGGCCTTTACACAGGGCTTTAGCGCCCGCAACCTGCCCTACACCCAGGCCTGGTTG